AGTAAACCTTCGGAATTTGCATTTGCATCTGACGAAAAATCCATTCGTCATCCAACCACCTCATTTGTGCGGTGTTACCTTAGTAAAAGAAGGGGGAGACAGCCGAAACTGTCCCCCCTTTTTGAACGTTTTGGAATTATTCCAGTTCAGCCAGATAGTCCTTAATCGGCAGGTCGCCGGGCTTGCCGGTTTCCGGCGCGGTCAGACCAGCCTGAATGGTTTCGGAGCTGGTGGCGTCGATGGGCGCAACGGCTTCAGAGAAGGTGATTTCGTCCAGGTAGATGACGCACTTGGCGAACGCGCGGATGTGCAGGGCGTTGGTCATGCCCGGGAAGCCGGACGCTTCGAGGTCGATGACGAGATCCTGCCATTCGGTGGTGATGACCGGGTGCGTGCCGTCCGCCAGCACAAGGTCAGAGAAGCGCGCCGCGTAGAACTTGGCGTCTTCCGGATGCCAGTCCATGATCAGCTTGTTCTCTTCGCCGCCTTCCGCGCCCTTGATGCGGATGGTCAGATACTTGCAGTAGGAAACGCCGTCCAGACCCCACATGTCAACGGCTTCGCCCCAGTTTGCCATCCAGTCGGCGGCATGGGCGTAGTAGTCGTCTTCGCTGTCGTAGTCTTCCGGGTCATACGCCTTGGGGCGCATGTCGAGCTTCAACGCGCCGTCCTCATTCTTTGCGCGCAGGTTCGCCCAGTTGTCCCACCAGAGGTGCACGCCGTTGGGCGCAAGCTCAGGCTTGGCATTCGGGTCACGGTCGTCAAAGTTGTCCCACAGGTAGGTTTCGCCTTCAGCAAACGCAACGGCTGCCATCGCGAACACCATCGTCAGGGAAAGCAGGAAAGCAAGGAACTTCTTCATGGGGATACCTCCTTTATGATGTTGACGGGTGGATAGGTTTAACGCTCAACCTATCGTTGACATGATTATAACATACCATTTGCCACATGTCAAGAGGGGAAAAGAGGCTTTTTCTGAAAATTTTTATCTTCAGGCACATTGCACATTTCCAAATTTCCTGCTATAATCATGGCATGGGTTTAGCGCTTAACTAAATGCGGACAATTTCCACACACTGGAAACGCCGCGGCGAACAAGGAGGACATGAACGATGAAGAGAACCACCCCCATCCTGATGCTTGTGCTGATGCTTCTGCTGACCGCGTGGATGATGCCCGCGACTGCCGAAGAGAATCCGACGCTGCTGACCCTCTACGAAGGCCCGAAGACGATGACGACCTCCGCGACGGCGAAAGTTACCGCGAACGGCAACGACCTGTTCGTCTATGACGTGATGGTCAACCACGAACACATCTGGAACGCCAACACCCAGCCGACGACCACGCCTATGACCTATTTTGACTTCGAGGGCAAAGTGCGCATCGAGGTTGAAATGCCCGGTCTGACAGACAAAGTGGAGAGCGCCGCCGTCATTCCGCAGTCGTGGGGGATTACGCCCGAAGTCAAGGACGGCAAAGTTTCCTTCATGATTACGGAGCCGGGGCAGTACACCGTTGTCTTCAACGATAACGTCAACAAGGCGCTGCACATCTTCGCCAATCCACTGGAAACGGACGTCCCTGATCCCGACGACCCGAATGTCTACTATATCCCCTCCGGCGAGTGGGTCATGGACGCCATCGCGCTGGAAGACGGGCAGACGCTCTATATCTCCGGCGGCGCGGTGCTGCATTCCATTATCTCCGTCAATAACGCCAAGAACGTCCGCATCTGCGGGCGCGGCATCATCGACGGCAGCGACTACGATGCGTGGAATCAGCCCGGCTCGTATGCGCGCGTCCCGATTGATCTCAATCACGCGAAGGATGTCACCATCGACGGCATTATTGTCGCCAATTCCAACTGCTGGAACGTTAATTCTTACTCCTCCAAGCATGTGGAAATCAACAACGTCAAGGTCATTTCCGGCCGTCAAAATGGCGACGGCTTCACCTTCCAGTCCTGCACCGACCACACCGTGACGAACAGCTTCGCCCGCACATGGGATGACAGCCTCGTCATCAAGAACTACTCCGGCTCCACCAAGGGCATCACCTTCCGCAACATGCAGGTGTGGACTGACCTCGCCCAGTCCATGGAAATCGGCTACGAAACCGACAAGGGCTGGACGCTTGATCCCGAAATCAGCGATGTGCTGTTTGAGAACATCACTGTGCTGTACAACTTCCACAAGCCCGTTATCAGCATCCATAACAGCGACGATGCGTATGTGCACGCCATCGTCTACCGCAACATCGTCGTCGAAAACGCCTTCATGCAGGGTGATAACGGCAATAATAAGGAATTGATTGAGATGACGCTGCAAAATTCGGCGTGGTCGACGGTCAAGGATGAGTTTGGGTCGATTGATGATGTGCTGATTGATGGCCTGACGGTGCTTCGGACGCTGGATGGGAAAGTGCCGGCGTCGAGATTGTCGGGGTATGGGGAGGAGAATCGGATTACGAATGTGACCTTGCGGAATGTGACGATTCTGGGGGAGAAGATGACGAATTTGAAGCAGATGAAGCTGCGGTATGATGATTATTGTGAGGGGATAGTGGTGGAGTAAGGGAAAAAGAGGATAAACACGCGGAAGAAGTAAGGGAAAAGCGCTCAACTCAATCGCGCGAAGGGGTCAAGGGGGGATCCCCCTTGCGGAGTCCAGAGGCAGCGCCTCTGGTGGGGTTTGGGGCAACGCCCCAACAGTTTGTCGTGCAACCAGTAATGGAAAAGCACGCAATTCTGCCACACGAGCGCTGAACAGCGAAGCGCTTTCAGCGCAGCGGTTGTAATTTCG